AATCCTTTTCTTCTGGCATATCACACTCGGGATATGTCTACCAAGGTCAGCAAACGTAATTCGGTACCGTTGTTTGCTGTTGGCTGTCCGACTCGTCGTCGTTTTGTTCACTTTTGTGGGCTTGTAGGGAGACCTTTTGGGGTTTCCTTACCGGTTCCTAGTGTTCGGGGCGACGAGGCGGCAAAATTGTCTTTTCTTAAGAAGTTTTGTGGAGGACTTCTTGAGGGTGATGTTAACCATCAATGGCATTCCACCGTGAGTAGTTTGAATCGGGATTCCCGATATTCTATCGCGATGTCATTATTCTTGTTCCGGAAGGTATTACCTTCGTCTGACCCTGATGTTATGTCGTATTTAGAGAAAATGTCCCAACCCAGCGATCTTCCTGACGCAGGGTTCCTTGAATATGCGAAAAAGCGTGTCCGCGAGCTTTTTCCACCAGGCTGGGATGTTGGTTTTTATGAGGATTGCTGTTTGAGGTCAACAGTCCCCGTGAAATCCTGCACCCAGAGGAAGTTGGATGAAGGCGGTAGTAGATTAGAAGTGATGGAGGCTTATGGTGGCTCTGAGGGTGCCCACCATAGTTATGTAATGGATCTCCTCTCGAGGGAATCCCCGATATCACTTGGACCGTCCCGAGCTTGCTCGGTCGAGACGGGGGGAAAGAAGCGCATCGTGTCAACACCCGATGTCCAGATGAACCTTTTTCGTCCGCTTCATTCCGCCATCTACAACCGGTTGGCTACGTTTCCTTGGCTCCTCAGGGGAGATGCCAAGGCTGTTCGTTTCAAGGAGTTCGCCAAACTCCCCGGCCTAGTGTACACTAGTGGCGATTACGAATCTGCTACTGACAACCTTAATGCGTATGTTCAGCAGGACCTTCTGGAAGGTATCCTGGACAACACTAGATCGGTCCCGAAAGGGATAAGAGATGCTGCTCCTATGACTCTTCGGATGTTGTTGGAGTATCGCGGGGTCACTCGTGAACAGAAACGTGGTCAATTGATGGGCAATCTCCTCTCCTTTCCCCTCCTTTGCCTGGTGAATTATCTTGCTTTTCGTTACTTTTCGAAAACCCACGGGCTTAAGGATGACGTGCCTGTGCGCGTCAACGGTGATGACATTGTTTTTCTTAGCACCCAAGAAGTGTCAGACCGATGGAAGGAAGGTGTGAAGGGATCCGGACTAGTCCTCAGTCCTGGTAAGACGATGGTCCATCGTACTTACTTTTCACTTAATTCTCGCCTTTTCAAGGCGACCAGCGCCAGGATCGTTGCGATCCCGCTGCTGCGGTCCACAGCGTTTTATCGCCTCGAGGGAGGCGTGGAATCTTTGGCCGGGCGTTGGCGAAGCTTTCAAGAGGGCTTCTGGGGTAGCCGGAGAAGCATATTGAGAGTGGAGTGGCTTAAGTGGAATAGGAGTTTGATCGTTGGTTCTCAGCGATCACTTACCAGAGGACTAGGTTTTTCCGTTAGCGAAACGGAGGTTCGTAACGCATCCTTGTGGTCGAGAGAGTGCTTTTATCTCTCGATGGGGGAGGAGACTCCCCTGCCTGCTCGTCAGGCGACCCTCCTGCAGAGGAGGATCCCACTTGGATGGCGTCTTCGTCGCGTAGAAAGGAAAACAAAAGAAATGGTGCGGGTTGCGCGTGGTATTGGACCAGCCTTTGTTGAAAGTGCCTGGTCTGATGCTGTGTTAGCACCCAACGACTCTGACTATCGTAATCGTGTTGGTTGTGCACCCCATTGGCAGGGGGACAACCGAGACCTTAAGCGGTGTGGTAGACTCCTTGGGGTCTCCCCCCGGGAAGCTGGTCGTTACTTGAAGCCTCGCCTTCCTGGCAGACTCCATCGGGTCCTCGGATCTGATGGTAGGTTTGTTTGGAAGGAGGAGTTGGATAGGGACTTCTCAGATTACTGGAGGAAAGTTAGGGTGGCAATTTGGGAGCCGACAGCAGATGACGGTGCCGATTGTGATCGCGCGTCTGTTGGAGAAGATTCTCTCGGTGAGGATGAAGTTTACAAGCCGGGGCTTTGGTCCCGACCTGTAAGGTTTGTCTAAGCCTCATTACTGACATCGGTTTGCTGCGTGTGCAACGGGTCCCGCGCGGGAGCCAGCTGATCGTCCAGAAACCCTGCTCACGCGGGTCATCCTGGTTTCTGTTTGAAGCAGAGTAAAAGAGCGCAATAGGGTCGAGGCCATTTCGATGGTGTACCTGAACCGAGAGGGGATGGGGAGTAGCGGGTGGAAGAGTAACCGGATGTTGAGGAGAGATCCGGCGTGAAATTGTCCTGTCTTCGGACGTGTGGGCAAGGGATCGCCAGGCGGGCTTGACCGTCTGACTCGCGGAAGGTTACCTAGTACGTGAAACAGCCTGAAGGGCCGGTGGTAGGTAATGAAAAAGAGAGACGTTGCTGTACGTAAAAACAGCGGCCTTAGCAGCCGGTTTGCATACCGAAAAGCTTAGCCTCTAATTCTCAGGCTTGAAATCTCCGTCCCTGCGAGAGATGCATAATAGAGAGTGGAAAGGAAAGGCTCGTGGGAGCTGGACTGGCCCAAAGGGAC